TTCTCATATGATCTTTCTGCAGCAACTGATCGTCTTCCTGTAGATTTGCAGGTTGACTTACTTTCTGAGATCATGGGTAAGAAGTTGGCCCTCTTATGGAAGGGCTTATTAGTATCAAGACCTTACAGACTCCCAAAGGTTGCAAAATCTTACAATCTTGGGTTTAATGAGGTTAAGTACGAAGTAGGTCAGCCTATGGGAGCGCTGTCATCGTGGGCTATGCTAGCGTTGACGCACCATGCTATAGTGCAATTTTCCGCTTTCCGAGTGGGAGCTAAACAACCAAAGGGTTGGTTTACCGGGTATGCGGTCCTTGGAGACGATATCGTTATTAGTAACGAACTTGTCGCAGCAGAGTATCTGCGTATAATGGATGACTTGGGAGTACAGGTTGGACTCGCCAAAAGTCTGATCTCGAAAACAAGAAGTTTGGAATTCGCTAAGCGAACTTTCATACGTGGACGTGACTGCAGCCCAGTTTCACTGGCGGAAGTGTCTGTAAGTCTAATCAACTTACAGGCAGCTGCTGAACTTTTTGCGAAATGCTCAAAGTTCATTGACTTAAAACTAAGTCATGTAGCACGCTTTGCTGGTTTCGGGTATAAGAATCTAGCCCAACTGCCAGTTGGGTTTGGTTTAAATAATCGTCTAAGTAGGTTGTTGGCATATCTTTGCCGCCCAGGTGGCTTGTTTCCAATGACTTTTGAGTCATGGATCTCGGCCATTGGCCCTGGGGGCGAAGGGGTAGCAAAAGACCACCGTTACTGGGTAACCAGTGAAAGATTGTGGAGACTATCCTTTGAGCTCGTGAGTAGATCTCTAGCAAAATCTGCTGAAGTAGTTCGGCAGATCTTTATGTGGAACATATCGGAAGCAAAGACCCCAAAAGGGAAACCTGTAAATCCGGTATTTAATGAGGGAAACCCATTAGGTGCGGCTGGCAGCATTGCTGCTTTCAACACGTTCATGAACGAGTGGGTAGCCTACCCACTTGGTCAGAGACTTCGAAAACGACTAGAGGTTGCCGATGACGCTATCAGGGTTCTAGAACCTGGTATCCTCCCAGATTGGGAGTCCTTTGAAGCGTTGTGGAAGCAGATCATAAGTTTAGAAGATGGAGCGACTGCTCTACCTACTAAATGGAACTTTGCAGCTCAAGATCCTCTTGACGTGAAACCGTCTACAAGAATAGTGAACTTGTGGGTGGGTCTGCGGAAGCTAATTCTTCGAGATAGGGCACCAGTCTTGTCTCTTAGACCGGGCAGCGTGGAGGCCAGACGGCCAACACGACGACGGCGTAGTACAGGCTAATCACCTGTAC